CCGTAGTATCACCGTCATATCCGCTAATGTCCATCGAACGCGAGCATCCAAACTCCCATGAGTCAACGGTGTCGAGGAGACGTCGCGCGGACTCGCCCGTGGTGCACTGGCCTATCTTAACCTCGCTCTCTGAACGTGAGATCATTGACGTAAGAACCTGTGCAACCGGTGCAACGACTAACAAAGTCAAGGTCTCAGGCATTAAGACCGCCCGCGACCGTAGCGGCTCGTCGGTCCACTTCGTGCTGCGCTTCTCGCGCGCTCCAACCTCGTAAACGGTAATTGGATAAGTCGGCCTGCTAAGGACACGTGCGTAAACACGCTCCGCATGAGCCAACGACACTTGTGACGCCACAGCGCGGTTCTTACCGAGACGCTTACTGTTAAACCCTGGGTGAGCCCGCGTCTTGACGCGAACCTTTGCGACGGTAGACGGCTCAGTGTGCGCGGTAACCTTATGCAACGCCAGCTTGGCGCCACGCCGCAGCGCCTGCATTAGGTTGAAGTACCCACCCCACCCTGGGGTACTCCGTGCCATTGCCTGGACCGACTTGAGGTTCGTATCGTAACCTCCATGCACCATGAGCGGGTTCGCGCAACCGTAGCGGTTCAACCGGTCCGATTGTCCACGTTCAGCCAGGAACTCTTCAATTAAGAAGATCGGGTTCGTGAACTTCTGCGGACGCGTTCCAACCAGCGAGTGAATCCTTCCCACAAACTCTACTGGTGCCCAACGATCGATGCGAATTGGCCCAACGTCCTGGAGCCTGGCCTTATATGGGGCCTTCTGAACGTTCTCGCGGGTGACCAATTCACATCGAGGCTTGCCGAGGGTCTGCCGCCACTGCTTAACCGTATGTCTCACGGGAAACTTGGATTGTCGATTGTTTACAATACCATGGACATATCGCTCAAGCAGGCCAGCTCTATCTGTATGTAGCGCGTTCTTAATATACAGTTGGCTGACACTGGCGTAGGCCGCCGCGTCGGTATGATACCATGACGCCATCGTCCTATCCCCTTGCTGCTCCAGCGTAACCCCCTGTGCAGTCTTCTTCTTCGACAAACCATTACACCAGGCAACAACCTGGTGGCGACTTGCCCTCGGAAGTAAACTAACATCAGAGAGTTGCACCATTCCGCTTGCTGTCGTAACAGCCTTC